AAGTGGCAGTGGCCGAGCATTCCGCCGCCACGGAACCATACCAGGTTCTACCCGCAGGGATGGTGATGAGGGTCGTGGCAGTGGCCACGGTAAGAGAAGCACCTATAATACTAGTAGGCGCCGGAGTAACCGGCTGAGTGGCGACCTGACCATAGGCCATTAGATATCTCCCATCGGGGTAGCCTTCATGAAGTCTTCACCGTATGCGGCGCCAACCTCGTTGGACAGGATCATGGCGTCTTCCACCTTCTGCTTGGTGGTGCCATCGGGCATGACGCCTTGGTTCACAGCGTCACGAAAGGCGCTGAGTTCACGGTCGGTCTTGTTCAGGTCGTCCCGACCCCGGCTGATCTTATACCCGATGGCAGTGATGCCCTTGTCCTTCAGGCACTCGCCGAAAGTCAGGTGAGACCGGGTGAGACATGTCGAAGAGCAGTTCACACCCTTGCGCTTGCGAGCCATACTCATTCACCCGCCAAACCGTTTACTACAACACGAGGGCTTACGCCACCCGAAAGTGACACAAGGTCGGCGGACCAATAGGTGACGGGGGAGTCTGCGATGATCGTGTACACCCCCGGCATGGTGATCGCGGCGCCGATATTTACGGAAATCGCGTTGATACCTCCAACTAGTTGTACTTCAAAACTGGCGGGAGTATCTGTATTGGCGGGATCCAGTAGATCTACTTCAATGTAGAAGGTTTTGCAAGCTTGCAAAACCGCTGTGCCTCCAAAACTGATTGCACAGATCGCACCATTGCCCGAAGTGGGGGCCGAGGTTGCGCTCAACTGGTTAACTACTGTACTTCCGGTCGCCATCAGATGCGCTCCTTACCGTTCTGTCCGTCGATGGTCTGGCAATCTTCCGCGTACACGACCGGTACAGCCAGTACCGAACTCTCGGCAATCTTGTACTCGTCCCAGTTGACGAGAGTCTTGTTACCACCCTCGTACCCGTCGTAGTTGCAGTACGGGTCGTACTGGTTGAGCTCGGGGGTGTATCCCTTCGGGATACGGCGGTTCGGGTTGGACGGGTCCGAGTCAGACTTCCAGGTGTCCGGGTGAGTCTTGTCCACGTAGTAGTTGTCGAGCACCTGGCGAAGCTTGGCGCTGCCTTCGTCCGGGTTGCCCCATTCCGGCTCCATGGGCACGAGGGGAACACCCTTGGCCTCATAGCTGCCGTAGTTGTCTCGTGCCATTGTCTGTCCTAACCGTGAGCCGGGTATGAGATCATATGTGAGCCTGTGGTGGGTTCCTCGTGGTTGTCACCTTCCACAGAGGTGTACTTGCTACCACCACCGTAGGTTTGGGGCCTACGCTCAGAGTGCCGAATAGCTCCGGCATCGAAGTTGTCGCCCGTGAGATCGGGCGCAGCCCTCTTAGTCGAACTTCTGGTGGTGGCCACTGGCCTCACCGGTCGGCTTGGCGTGGGACTGGAGCTTGTGCGAGCCCTGCTCGAAACCCTCAGAGGTGTTGGCCCCGTCCTTCGGCGGAGCCTCCGGGAGCACATGATGCTTGCCGGAACCGCCTCGGTCACCATCGGCACCGTGGACAGTGCCGACATATCCGCGACCCTCGCCACGGTCAACCTTCGCTTCTGCTGACATCTTATCATCCTATCTTGGTTTAGCCGTCGTTTACTGTGGTAGCATAAAGGTATGCGTAATTTCAAGGAGTACCGGCAGCACCTACAAGGTGCTTGTGCCCGATGCGGCAGTAACCGCTTCCTCGTAGTGCACCACATGGATGAGAATTTTACTAATGACGACCCTAGTAATCTGGAGACACTCTGCAAGCGTTGTCATCAGATAGAGCACAAGTGCTGGGAAAATCTTCCCAAGGAACCCCGCCCGGTTACCTACGAGGATCGTACATGTGAGTGGTGCGGGAAGCTATACCAGCGGAGGTTGGGCTACCCTAAAACTAGGTGCTGTTCTTCTAGCTGTGGCCAATCTTTGAGGCACGCTACTTCCCGCGCTTAGCATCTCTCTTGCCCTTCGCGGAAAGCTTGGCCATACCCTCCGCGCCGTACTTCTTACGACCAGCCGCAGCCGCAATGGCTGCGCCCTTCTTGCCTCCACCCGCAGCCTTGGCTACGGCCGCGAAGCGGCCACCCTGACCCAGAGGAGCCTTCTTATTCGGTTTGGCAGCCATTCGATCTCCTTAGATCGGAACGTACTTCCAGGGATTCACGTACTGCCCTGGCACTTGGATGGAGGGGCGGAAGTCTCCGCCGATACCGGCTGCCAGGATTGCATCCCGGTCAGCCTCTGGGATCAACTGGTTCTGGTAGTACACAACGTCCGCTGCGTTGAGCTGGTCCTGTGAGAAGAACTGCCCGATGGTCAGGATGCCTGCGGTCTTGAGGACCGTGTAGGCCCAGTGGTACGGATACCTGAGCAGGAGCATCTGGTCCGGACCCTCATACGGATATCCCTCACGGACGAAGGGGCCGTTGTAGTACCAGTTAGAGGCGTCCTGAAGGCCTGTGAGACCCGTCAGGACAGCGGTTGGCACTTGGGAGGTCTGGAACCGGAAGGGATACTCAGAGGCGCTGTACGGGCTTCCGAAGAGGTACAGCGACAGTGGTGTGGTAGCGTACGTAGGCGCAGCCAGGGTCACCGAGGTGACCACTGTGGCCGCAGGATCTGTGCTCGTGGGAACACCCATCCTCAGCCCGGCGATCGCAGACCAGAACACGTCACTGCCCCCGTTGGTGTCCACCGAAGGGAGTGCGAACACCATACTGTTGGCGTTCGGCTGCTGGACCTGGGGTGCTGCTGTATCCAGGCCAGCGAAGCCCGTGCTGCTGGTCAAGTAGGTCGCCAGGATGCCCACAAAGTCTGTCGTGGGCCACTGAGGCACACCCTTCTGCCCGGAGTTATCCGTGTATGGCAGGAAGGTGAAGGTGAAGACATTGGTGGTGGCGTCAGTGGCGTTGGCTGTCTTCATGAAGCAGTACAGCCGAAGGCCACCTTCTCCGTCCACATCATGCTGCTGCGCATCCTGCGCACCGAAGAGAGGCACCCACTGATCCTGAATGTTGGTGGTGCTGATCAGCGGCTGGTGGATGGACAGCGGGGTGTCGGTGGCCAGCCATGCCACCATCAGGTCCCCTACCACGGGGTTACTTGCTAGCGTGAAAGTTGCATTGGTGGAAGTACCACTGGTGGTAGTAAAGGCTTTGATGGTGGGCAAGGCGGGCTCCCATAGTTAGACAGTCTGGCGCAGCGTGGCGGCAGTCTGGATCATCTGGCTGGCAGCGGTACGGTAGATGGACCAGCCAGCGACGCCGTACCAGCCGACCGGCCGGAAGCGCATGAGCTTGTCCACGACCGGACCGAAGACCACGTGGAACTCCTCGGAGAGGGCTTCCGCGAGGGCCTGCTGGCCGAGCACGTAGGTGTTGAACACCCGGATCTGCGAAGCACCCGCACCGGAACCGGCCTGAGCCGAGAAGGCACGCGGGGTCTCCACGAAGAAGGCACCCTCGTACTCGCCGATCTCTCCAGCCCAGATCGAGCCAGGAGCAGAGTAGTCGTGCGGCTGACGCCATCCCGTGTCACCGGTCTCCGACCGAAGGTCGTAAGAGACCAGCGGGTGGACGGCGGTGTAGTACAGGGAATTCTTCTTCGGCACAGCCTGGTTGTTGCGAAGCTGGGCCACGGCCGCACGCACATCACGGGACTTCAGCACGTCAGTGCCGACGATGTTCGTGATGGTACCGCCAGAGGGAACCAGCGCACCCGCAGCCTCCATGATGATGTTCGTAATGCCAGCACGCAGGACGTTCTGGACCACGAGGTCGATGGAGTTCGCCATGTTGTAGGCGACCTGGTTGGTGATGGCCGGAGCCACGTCAGTGAAGCTGAAGAGGTTCAGCAGACGGGTCTGGAGGACCGTGTTGCCGTACTCGTTCAGGGTGATGGAAACCGTGGTGGGGTTGCCGATCGCAACAGCGTCGGGGTCCACAGTCTCAGTGAGGGTCGAAGTGACCTGGGCAAGATCCTGGTAGACTTCCAGGACCACAGACGAGCCAGGCATGGCCTGCTCAGCGGGCTTCTTGTCAGCACCCTGGCGGAAGAGCGGCTGCGAACGCAGCGCAAACTCAACCATCCGGTCATAGGCGGTCTGCACCACATTGCTGACAGCAGCAGTTCCAGTATAGGCGTTAGCTATGATCCTAGCCTTCGAGGTACGAAATAGCTCTCTTCAGGCGTGATGTCTCGTCCTTGAAAAGCCCGAGACAAACATTACAGTTCCGGCACAGCAGGCCACGGATTTCACCATTCGCATGGTCATGGTCAACTGCTAGACGCCGGTCTCCGTCGTCCTGTTCACAGATAGCACAGACTCCGTTTTGTGATTCGAGGAGCTGGAAGTACTCATCAGGAGTCATCCTAAAGTTCTTCCAGATACCAGACTTCCAAGAGCTGTAGTCCCGGTTCCATTTGTCACCGGCAGATCTCTTTGACTTCTGGCACTCTTTGCACCAACTCTGCAAACCATCAACAGCCTGGTTGTTACGGTAGAAGCTTTCCACAGACTTCAGTTGTCCGCAACGAGTGCACTTCTTCTCTAGGGCGGTTTCACCTTCTTCAGAAGAGTTGTACGTAGGAGTTGACTCGGAGGCGTTAGCCACTTGGAAACAACTCCTTCAGTGTTAGAGAGTGAGTGAGCGTCAGTATGCGCCCGGGTTCTGTACAGCGTTGGGGTTGTTCCGCAGGAAAGACTGGAGCTTGCGGAACTCCACCTCAACATCGCCCGAGTCGCCGAACTGGTAGTTCTTGATGGCGTCTACTTCGGACTGCTGTGAGGCGTTAAACCCGGGCTGCTGGAACTGCGCGTATGCGTCGAGCAGTTCCGGGGAGACCTGCGGCGGAGCGGGAGTCTGTCGTGCGGGAGCCTGGCCAAAGGCATCCGCGTACTCAGTCAGCCACTCATCCACCTTCTCCGGAGTGCTCTCCCTACTGGCCGGGTAAAGACTGGCCAGCTTCGGGTTCACACCCTTTGCAGAGAGAGTTTCACTCAGAGTCCGCTCTCGCTCCCGAGACTCAAGTGCAGACAGCTTCTCGCGTAGCTCCTTCTCGGCCTTCGACTTTCGCTCGTAGGCCTTCCGGAGATTGGCGATGCCCTCAGCGCCTTCAACCTCGGCGGGGATCTCTTCGTTCATCTCGTCCCATGCGTTGCTCATTCTTACTCCCATTGGATACAACCCGCCGACCGGGGAAGTCAGCAGATGAAAACCGGATTTAGGTACTGCTCGGAGACCGGATGCTTCCGAGAGAGATTGTGCGTGACGCCATGATAGCGTCACGGACCCTTATTGCGTCAGAACTGTCCGACCGGCTTGGCAGTCGCCAGCGCGCCCTGACCAGCAGCACCTGCGTTACCGCTGAACGCGGCTCGCTCCTTGGACTCCAACTGCTGAGTCTGGAGAGCAGCTTGGCCCTGGCCGAGCAGCAGGTTGTTCTCTGCCGTCTGCTGGGTGTAGTTCTGGTTGTAGACACGGCCCAGCTCTTCCAGTGTCGGCAAGGTCTGGCCGATCTGCTGATAGGCGGAGTTGGCCTGGTCCACTGTGATGCCCATGTTGGCGAACGTCTTGGCCCGGGTGGGATCCATGACCAGGTTGTTCCGCAGAGCGGAAGCGCCGATCTGCGCAGCATTGAACTGCTGCTGTAGGATAGGCAGGGCCTTGGTGTCGTCCAAGAAGTAGGCCACGAGGGACTGCTTCGGCACACCCATCTGACCAAGGGCCTGAACCAGATCCGGGGGAGCCGTCTCTGTGGCGGTCTGAGCCATCTGCACTCGTGACTGCACCTCAGTGGGGGACACGTCGTTGCCGATCCAGTTCACCCAGTCAGAGGTGCTGTTGTAGAAGTTGGCGGGCAATCCTGCTGCCTTCACCACCTGGTAGTAGCTGGCCTCAGTGGCCAGGTAGTCAGCGGGCGAGAGGATGGCCAGACCGTTCTTCTGACGAATGGCGTTGCCTGCGAACCGCTGCTTGTACTCAGGGGTGTCCTGCAAGAGCAGAGTGATGGTGTCCTGGCTGTAGCCCTGCTTGATGAAGTTGAAGATGTTGTTCACCAGAGAGCCAAGGCCGTACTGGGTGAACAAGGTCTCCAACGCCACGAAGGCGTCACGGTTGGATCCAGACAGGGAGTTGATCATACCCTGTAGCGGAGACGGGGGTGGAGTATACACACCAGGTCCGCCTGTGTTCACACCCGGACCGCCACGAGGCGGGTTACCGCCTTGAAGAGGCGGAGGGTTCTTCTGAGGAGTGGGCTTCCCAGTCGGTGGGTTGCCACCGCCTGCGGGAGTTCCCCCCGGAGGATTGATCGTGCCAGAGGCACTAGTTGAATCTGCCATGACCTACCCTCTCTAAAAGGAAAACCCGAAATCCTGTAGAATCTGCCTGCCAACACCCATCGTGGTGTCCTGTGCATTCTGCGTCTTCATCCACCGGGGATCGTTACGCAAAGTCTGGTCGAACTGCCAGATCGGCATCGTGGTGTTCTGCCCTGTCGGGTCCTTGTATTGCAAGGCCTTCACCATGTTCGGGTCGAAGAGGTTGGTCTGGCCCGGCCCCACTTCAAGGATCTTCTGGTAGTCAGCCGCGTAAGGCGCGGCCAGATCGGACATGTTCTGTCCAGCAGAGATCTGCTTGGCGTAGTTCGGGAACAGCTTCTCTGCCTGCTGGCGGACATACCCGGAGGCATCCTCCAACGTGGTGGAGGAGTCGGCGATATGCCGAGCCATTGTCAACAGCCAGTTGTTCGAGATGTTCACACCATTGTTGTTGGCCAACGACCGGAGGGTCATCTCCTCATCACCAGCCTGGCCACCCATGGCACCATTCTTGTCGAACTGAATGTATTTCGCCATGGCCTTGTTGAGTTGATCCGTGTTCCAGCCGTTCATCAGGTACTCGCTGGCCAGAACCCCTATGGTGCCCTGTGAGAGGCTAGCACCCATCTTGGCTGCTGCTGCCTGCACGGCAGCCTGCTGGGCTGTCCACTGGGCTCTCTGGGTCGAAGGATCGGTATAGCCTTCAGCGATCCACGCCCGCTGGGCTGCACTGTGCTGCTGGTACCACTTGGTGTTGAGCAGGGACGCTTGGAACCTGCTGGCATCCCACTGTCCAGCCACAGCCTGGTTGAAGAGAGTCTTCAGTTCAGGGATGGCGTTCAGCATGGAGTAGGCGTAACCGTACTGCTGTGCCAGCTCCTGAGGGCTGATGGTGGCCGTAACGTTCTGGGTGGGGTCGTACGGGGTCAACTGCCCTTGCGTGGCCGCCAGAGACACACCCAGTAGTGCGTCGCCCCCAGAGGGGGCAGAGGCGCCCGACCAAGAGGATCCATACCCATAGTGTGAGGCGGCCCACGGAGAGGCCCACAGAGCCTGCTTGGCGGCGTTGCCATCACCAGCCTTGAGGGCTGCGTACACCTTCGTGTAGTTGGACATGTGGAGGTAGTCCACCGCGCCCTGGATACCGGCCTGCCAGGAGACGAAGTCGGCGGCGCCTCCTCCATACTGCTGACCTGTAGAGGTCAGCGAGCTGTTGCCGGGGACTGGACCTTGGTTCAGTGGATTGTACTTACCTCCACCACCTTCGGACTTCTCCCACTGGTACACGAACTCAATGTTCGTGGCGGATTCAGGCACACCAAGCGACTGCAAGAACTGCTTAGCCCACGTAAGAGCGGCACCATCGCCACCACCGTCAGAGAAGATAGACCATGCCATCAGCTAAATCCAAACGCAGAGAGGATCTGATGGGCTGCTGCCATCGTGGACGATTGAGCGTTCTGGGTCTTCGCCCAAGCGGGCTGTGCCCGCAAGAGCTTCTGGAAGTCTTCGACGTTCATGCCGTTCGGCTGGCCAGTACTGTCGAGGCCGTTGAGCGCCCTCTGGATAAGCGGGTCAGTCAGGTTGGCCTGACCAGGACCAACCTCCAAGGTGTTCTGCATGGCGTTGGTGTAAGGAGCTGCCAGAGACGACACGTTCTCGCCTGCGGCGATCTGCTTGGCCAAAGCCGGGAACTTGCTGGCCGCCATGTTGCGGACGTATCCCTGAAGGTCTTCCATGGAGGTCTTGTTCCCTGCCACACTCTGCAACAGGTTCTGCATCGTGGAGGGCGGGATAGAAACGCCGTTATTATAGGCCAACTCATTCAAGGCCATGGCGTTCTGGCCAGCCTGGCCACCGAAGGCGCCACTACCATTCAGCTTGATGTACTTGGACAGGGCCTGGTTCGTCTGATCGGCATTCCACCCGTAGGTGACCTGCTGAGTGGCGATCGTGGAAGCCAGAGAGTCTGAGATGCTGGCACCCATGCCGGAAGCGGTCGCCAGTATGTTGGCCTTCTCCGAAGCCACTTGCTGTGAGTAGGTGGCGGGGTCGATGACCTTCTGTGTCTGCGCGTTGCGCATGGACTCGGAGTTGGACTGGAACCACTTGCTGGCTGTGATAGCGGCCTGGAACCGGGTGGCATCCCAGGACTGGGCCACAGCCTGCTTGAACAGGGTGTTCAGTTCAGGTACCGAAGAGAGGAAGCTGTAGGCCCAGCCGTACTGCTCAGCCAACTGCTGGGGGTTGATGGTCGGCTGGCCATTGTTGGTGGCGCTGTACGGCTGATCCAGGTTGATCGCCATCAGACATGCACCCCCGACACGTTGGTGATAGACGGCTTCAGGTACGAGGACAGCCGGTTGTGCGGCATAACCTCATCGGTCTCGTAGAGACCCTTCGGCACAGGCTCAGGCTTCTTGGTGGGGGTACGGACCACAGAGCCCAGGTGAGCGGTGCCCACGATCTTGCCGATGTGGGAAATCCTGCTAGCCACGACACCCGCACCTGGTGCAGAGTGGACCATCACACCATCTCCGGCATAGACGCCGGTACGGTCGGGGGTCTGGGGGTCACCTGTGG